AGGGAGTGGGCACGCAAGTCTTGGTACAACGCGTACATACACTGGGAGAGCGGGGGTATCATGCGTGAGGAGCGTGCGGTTGGCACGCTATTTAGTGGTCATCGTTGCACGACCTTTTGCAATACGATCCTTAACGCTGCGTATTGTGAAATGCAGCTGGGAGATGATTTTTGGATGGTTGACTCGTTGCATGCAGGTGATGACGTGATTTTTGGCGGTAGCGTTACGATGATCGATTCAGTGGTGACGAGAATGCTTGATAGCGTCTTTAGGCTGAATAAGAGCAAGCAGGTTGTTGGTGGCTTCTGCGGTGAGTTCTTACGTCACGTGTTCACGAGGGAGGGCGCTCGCGGGTACACGGCTAGGACTATATCGAGCGCAGTGAGTGGGAGCTGGGTGTCTGATACGATAATGGACGAGACCGAGTATGTGCGGACGTATGCTGCGATGGCGTGGTCGTTGATCAACAGGAGTGGCGAGGAGCGGCTGGGCTTGTTGTTCGAGAGTAGTCTTTTAACTTTCGTGCCCGCGATGGCGTTGCACAGTCAGGACATATTACGTCACAGGGTGAGCGTGGGTGGTATGCCGGTAGCGAAACGAGCCCCCGGGTTCGGGACGACGGTAATCGGCTTGGGTCTGTCGAAGAGACCTATTTATGAGGACAGGAGGAAGTGTTCGTACGCCACGGAGGCTTATATAGGCAGATATATATCCGCGGCAGTTTTGAAGGAGGCTGGTGTCACACACGGGCAACTACACAGCGCGATGCTGAAATCATCGTATAAACCTGTTGTAGTTAAACCGGGATCGGGGCTGACACTTACTTACACTAAGGTTGGGGCAGGTATAGCCGCAGGCATTGATGCCCTTGATGCATACCCCCAACCTAGGACAACAATACTGAGTGAAGCGTTGCGCTCACTCAACACTGAGCCTCACAGTGTAACTTGGGATAGGATCAGGCAGTTGGTTTTCGGTAGCGACGAGTCGTTATTCAATAAAGCCGCTTGCAGCTACTGTTCCTATGGAATGGCGTTATCAGTCGTGGCGAGTATTACTCGTAGAGCCTCGACCGTCCTCCGTCTGAGTTACGTGTACGCTGTGAGGTCAT